ACTATCTATCGATACCGTGCAATGGATTTGTAGGAAGTTGGAAGATGGACTTTCTAACGTCGAGATAAGAGATGAAGCCAATAACCCAAAGATAACTTTAAATGTTATTAAGGGAATAAAAGGTAGAAGAAACTACAAGTGGATTTCTAGCGAATTCAATTTCTAAAAAGAAAAATTAAAACTACAATTTGTATAACGTGCAACGACTATCCCGTAAGGGAGTAGGGCCAAGTGGCCCGAAATAGAATGCCCCTAGCCTACAAAGGAAGGGTGAAGATATAGTCTGTTCTATATGGAAACATATAGCTGGATATTAATTCCGGGGAGTGCCTAACGACCACTCCTGAACAATAAAGAGAAAAATTTGAGTCTATCGGCGTTTCTCAAGAACTCAGGGGATTGAAGGTACTTAGAATTCCGGCAAGGTATATGAGTGCAGATGCTAATCCAGAAGAGAGAGAAACCTACGAGACTTTCCAAAGGTCATTAACTCTCCTGCATAAAAATGAGCAATCAGGGATTATCATTCCATCAGATATGGAAGAAGGTAAGCCCCTATTCGATTTTAAGCTAGAGAGTGTAGCTGGGCAGGCCCAATTTGATATTGATAAGATTATCCAGAGATGGCGTAAAGAAGTTATTACTGGATTGCTCTGCCAACAGCTTATTCTGGGACAGGATGGGAGTGGATCATTCGCCCTATCAGAGTCCTTAGAGGGATCTACAAATACGGTTATTGATGCGAGGTTGAGAGAGATTCGGGATCAGTTAAATCACGATCTTGTTCCTCAACTCTTTGCTTTAAATGGCTGGGACAATACTGTTACGCCGTATTTTGATTTTGAAGGATTTAGAGAGCCAAGTATTGATGACTTCTCTAAAGCTATTCAACGTATCGCTTCCATCGGTGGATTGGTGCTTAATGCAGAAGTCATTAACATTATCCATGAGAAATTAGGATTGCCAGCACCATTTGATGACACAACTATAGATATTACAGAAGTTAGAGAAATGTCTTCCAACTTTGAAAGTAATGCTGGTGAAGGTATGGAGACTGGAACGTCTGGTACAGGGACTGCAAGAACAGCTTCACGCAGAGATACATCAACCTCTAATATGGAGAACTAATGAAAGAAAACAAAATTAAAGAGTTCTTCAAGTCTTTGCGGGGGCTTTTAGATCAGCATTCCTCCTTGCTTGAAGAAGATATTCAGGAATCCTCAGATATAGAGGAAGAAGAACGAATCAGTATTGAGGTTGTCTATGAACCTGATGTGAAAGATCAGCATGGAAATTGGATGAGTGCTGAGGAAATCAGGAAGGGATATGAGAGCTTCTGTTCCAACCTAGAGGCTGGTGTTGTAGAACCAAACTTATTCCATTATCAGAATACAGACCTATTTGAGATCCAGAAAACCTGGATTAACGAAGAAATGGATGTGACTGTCCATGGCTCCGAAGAAGTAGTAAAAGCAGGAACATGGCTAGTAAAAATTCACTATAAAGATGACAGGCTCTGGGAATTAAAAAAGAGCGGAGATATTATTGGGGTTAGTATGTTTGGGTATGGTCTCATTAATGAAGACACAGGAGAGATTACAGAACTAACGTTTGAGGAAAGGAAAGAATGATTATTGTAAAATCAAATGACAAAAAGAAAAAGAAACCCCATCTAGCCTTAACGCATAAAGATCAAGGTGGCCCTGCCAATGGTAGGGCAGTATCCTTAGTTATGAAGTCAGTAGAAGATATGTCTAGTGAGGGTCAAGCTGCCCTGACAACCCTAATGCTTCCAGAGAAGGAAGAAATTGAAAAGGCATCATATCAGAATCTATACCGTAAGCTTGAGGCCGCTGTCTCAGAAAAAGCCAGAGAGTCTGATAAATGGTCATGGACTTATGTTCGTGATTTTGATGATACCTACGCTATTTACTCCCAAGAGGGAGCGATGTATGCAGTTCCATACTCTGTTCTTGAGGATGGTTCTATCGAGCTAGGTACTGAAAAGATTTCAGTTATTGAAATCCTTACATGGGAAGATGAGGAGGGGAGGATTATTGTTAGTCAAAGTGATTCTATTCCTGAAACAGTTTCTTCTCTGGTTGAGAAGTCTTTTGAACAAGATAAATTAGATATCGATAAAGTAAAAGAAATTCTTAAAAACAAAAATAGGAAACAAAAAGAAATGGATGAACTTAAGCAAGAACTAGAGGCTCTTAAAGTCGAACTAGAAAAAGCAAAAAAGAAAGAAGAAGAAGGTGCTGGACTAGTTGCCTCCCTTAAAGCAGAACTTGAAAAACGTGAAAAAGAAGACCTTGAAAAACGTTCTGCTGCTCGTAAAGAAGTGGTCAAATCACTTGTCCCAGAAGCTGATTTTGAAGAAGTGTTTAAATCACTTGAAGCTCTGGATGAAACTTCATTCGAAACTATCACAAAGTCAATGAAGAATACTAAAGAAGCCTTGGAGAAATCTGAAGGTCTATTTAAGCAAGCTAGTAAGAAAGTCGAAAGCAACGAAGTTGTTGAAGATTCTCTAGCAGAAATTCTAAAAAACTATAACTAATAAGAAGGGAATATAATGGCTCTTACTACTTTTAAACAAGACATTCTTTCTGATCTGGTTGCTCACGAAATGGCTCCCTATGACGGCTATGCTCGTCGGGTTGTCAATGTAACCTTAGCAGAGAACACATCAATCCCAATGGGTACTGTTGTGTTCCGTGCCACTAACGCTGTTAGTCAAACTGCCGCATACGCTCCAGTTACTACAGCTAATGCTACCACTGCTCTTGTAGCTGGTAATGAATTTGCTGTTGTTTTCGGTGATCGTTGGAAAGCTCAGGTTGAGATTGAAGCAGACGCATCAGGTACTACTCCTTGCGTAGCTTTCGTCCGTGACGAAGTTCAACTAAAAGACCATCTATTGATGGCAAACCTAGGCATCACTGATCGTACATCAGCCACCTATTTAGCACTAAAGGCTCTCCTAGAGCGTCAGGGAATCATCATCGAGAAGACTCTGAATTCTGTACCTTTTAGCCTGTAATTTTTAATAATAACAAAACGGAGTATTTAAATGGATAAAACAGAAATCCAAAAAGCCATCGGTGATATTTTCAATCCTGGCAAACTTGTTGACCTTACCGCGCCAATTCAGGTTGTACAAAATAAGTGGGGACTGATTAACGCCCTTGGTATTTTCAGTGAGGAAATGAAATCACAGAAAATCGTACAGATTAATCGTACCCAAGAAGATGTTGCGCTATTGGAAGACCGCAACTGGAATGAGCGTAAACCAACTCAAAAAGGGGTTGAACGTGATTTCGCTCTAGTTAAGGTTCCTCATTTCCCAATTCAAGACATGGTGACACCAACTGACGTAGATGGTAATGTTGATGTTGATGCCCTTTTTCAAGGCCAAATTAGTGTTCCTCTGACCGTTCAAAAAGTCGTTGCAGACAAAATTGTCCGTATGCGTCAAAAAGCTGCTATCACCCTAGAATTTGCTCGTGCGCAGCTCCTACGTAATGGCACCGTATATGCCCCTAACAGCACTGTCTCTCAGAACTTCTATACTGAGTTTGGACTCACCCGTCAGACTATCAACCTTGATTTAGCGTCCGTCACTGACAACCCTCTATCACAGTTTGAAGATGCTTACGGCACTGTCCAGGATAACCTCCTATCCGGTGATATTGTCACTGACATGATTGCACTCTGCTCTCCAGAATTCTTCAATGCGCTTGTTAGTAACGTGTTCGTTGTTGAGTCCTTCATGGGTTGGCAACAGCCACAGGGTATGGATATTCTTAACCAGCGCCTAGGCACTCGTGCTCCTCTGGATCGTCGTTACCGTGTATTTGATTATGCAGGTGTGACTTTCATCGAAGTGAGAGGCGGTGTTGGCGGTGTTGATTATATCGAGACAGGAAAAGCTTATATGTTCCCACGCGGTACTGATAGCTTCCGCACTTTCTTTGCTCCTGCTGAGAAATTCTCCTCTGTCAATAAGCCAGCGGAACAAGTCTACCTATTCTCAACAATGGGTGAGAAAGATGACAAGATTGAGCTAGAGATGGAAACCAACTTCGTTAACGCGCTAGTACGTCCACAAGTGGTTGTGACTCTCGATATGGAAGGTGAATAATACAGCTCAATATGAGTTAATCTCAACATGAGCTATTCCGAGAAGGGAGGGGTAATTCCCTCCCTTTTTATTTCCCTTAATAGGGACAAATGTAAAAAGGGTAATATTATATGGCATTCCAACCGACGCCTGAACAAGAACAGAAAATGAATTTGATACGTGTCCTTGTTGGGGATACGGAAGGTAGCATGTTCTACCCTATCTTAACAGACGCGCAATATTACGATCTACTGCAATTCGAGAAGTGGGATGTATATCGTGCCGCTAGACGCGCTGGGATTAGTATTTCTCTCCACCTAGCCCAAGAAACTTATCGGGAAAGGACAGGAGATATTGAAGTTTGGAACAATGCATCCATTGAATATAGAAAGGCACTATCAGACTTCTTAGATAATAAGGGAGTAACCAATCTTCCAAGCCTAATTAGACCTTACGCATCTGGAATCAGTAAAGCTGACATGTGTAAGTATCTTAACGATCCTGATACCGCTCGTAGTCCTTTGTCACAAATCTCTCCTTGTGTTGCTTGGTGGACTCGCGTAGAAGGATATGATTGTTGTAATGTTGTTGGTGGAGATAGTGGTGGAGATATTCCGACCCCTCCAAGTGTCCAATACGTTGCACAAATTAACAATAAAACTCCAGATATTTTCGGATATGTGGAACTATTTGCTGGGGATATCGATGGATTTTCCCCTGTAGCAATTTCTGGATCATATAACGACTTAGTAGATACTCCAGAAATCCCTGTCCTTGTTCCAGCCACTAAGGATAGCCTCGGCGTTGTTCAAGCTGGCAGTGGTATTGATGTAGATGAAAACGGGGTAATTTCTGTTTCTTCTTCTTCTGCGGGGTATATTACCAGTGTAAATGATATTGAACCTGACTCTGGCGGAGCAGTGAATATTGAAGCTGAGGATATCCCTGGAATTTCTAATGTTGGTAAGACAGGTCAATGGGACGATGTAGAGGGTAAACCTGAGTTTGGTACGGCTGCTTTAACAGATTCTGACGAATATGCTACCGCTGAACAAGGCGATAAGGCTGATACAGCAGTACAACCAACTGACTTAGCAGACGTGGCTATTAGTGGTGACTATACTGATTTAGGGAACACTCCAGTTCTCGGTACAGCATCCTCAAGGGATGTTCCTGACAGTGGTGACGCTTCAGCAACACAAGTTGTTTTAGGAAGTGATAGCAGATTAACGGATAGCAGACAACCTTTACCTCACAGTCACGAGATTTCAGATGTTAATGGACTTCAAAATGCTCTAGATTCAAAAGTGAATGTAGAGGAAGGGAAAGGACTATCCTCAGAAGATTTTACAGAGATCGAGAAAAATAAACTCGCAAATATTTCTGATGGAGCCACAGCGAACAGAAGCGACTCCGATACTGATCTTCTACTAGATGAGAAAGTAGATAAGGTAAGTGGAAAGCAACTATCCACGGAAGACTACACCACTACAGAGAAAAATAAATTAGGCGGAATTGCGATAGGTGCTACGGCTAACAGATCAGATGCAGAGACAGATGATCTTCTGGACGACAAAGCAGATAAAACATCTCTGGAAGAATATATCAGAAAAGACGGGGTAGCCCCTTCATCACCTACCACTACTTTACCTGTGGGGCTGAGTCCAACAGGGGAATTACTCTCACGTAGATTTGCAACAATTCCAGAAGCGCAAGAAGGCAATAGTAATGCTTTTGGGATGACTCCGCAAGGAACTAAAGAGTTCTTGAAACAATTTGGCTTAACACAAGATAGTTCACCCTTAGTGAGTGATCTGAATACAGTAATTAATGGACAAAATTTTCAAACTAACGCGAGTACAATTAATGCCCCAACAGAGTCTTTTTGGGGAAGGGGTTTAACACTTCCTGCATCAACTACAAACTCTACTCAGATTATTATCTCTAATGGGAATAGTAGAGTTTATGTCAGGTATCAGGCTAGCGGCACATGGAGTCCTTGGACTAAAATATATGATCCCGTAGAAGCAGGACTCCTAGAATACCGAATCTCTGGTGGAAACTTGCAGTGGAAATATATAGCTGATTCTGTATGGCGTACAATTGCCCCGGTTTTAAGCTTAGGATTGCCCGCTGCTACTAGTGATCAAATGAACGATCCGGCAGATGTTTGGAATGCGGCGGTTACACCTCAAAGACTATTTTACTACTTGAGGAATATTGGACTAATGAGTCCGTTTAGAACTGCTCTGACTGATTTGAATGATGCTATATTGGGTATATCTTTTCAATTCAATCCTGATACACTCAATACTCCTACTGTGGGATACGGTAAGGGAACTACATGGCCTGCTTCTGACATACACACTACTCAAATCGCCCTAATAAATGGACAAACTACATTTTGGATCAGGGATCAAAATAATGGAGTCTGGACTGCTTGGAGGCAAATGACGGCCTCTGACACATCTGCGCTAAAGATTGCAAACAATCTGTCTGATCTAGCAGATGTATCTGCGGCTAGAGATAATCTGGGGCTAGGAACTGCTGCTGTTGCTGATGTGCAGACTTCAACATCGGATGCTACTGCTGGCCGTGTTCTCTTGAACGGTGCTTTTGGTATTGGTATAGGTTCTCCAAGAACTGTTGGTGATTACAACACTTACAAGGACCCCGGCAAGTATTGCTTGCTTAATGGCTCAACAAACGGTCCAGTTGGCGCACTTTGCCTACTTGACGTTACTACAGGCACATGGGGATCTGATACCTATCGCTATTTGGTGCAGCAGGCCACTGTTGCGGATGGACCAAACTCAGGCAGAGTTTATATAAGAACTTCAGGAAATTCAGGAAATTCTTGGAGTGCTTGGCGAGAAATTTTATCCGCAAACTCAAGGATGATTAGCGGTACTTCTTGGGATCTAATAACCGAACCAGGGTTCTATTTCGGCAACGCAGCTAATGTCACTGATGGGCCTTGGTCTAACTGGACATACATGCACGTTATCAATAGAGGTAGTCTGTATGTAACTCAGTTAGCTTATGGTCTTAACAGCGCTAGTCTACAAGCTTCCAGGGTTTTAAGTAACGGTGTTTGGGGTCCGTGGGTCAGAGGTCTTACAACAGGGGATGAGTTCGGTTTCGGAGGAGCAGTCGCTAGGTCTAATCTGGTAAGTACT